TTGTGTTTAATCTGAATAGTTATCTATTGGTTTTTTTTATTAAAAGTGTCAGGGGTATGATAATTTTTATTTATTAATGTTTAATTCTCTTGAACCACATTTAACTAATGAACAACAACTTACCAATATTCGATTGGGAGAACAACCCCTTCCTCGAGCATTCAGAGTTAATGCTAAGAATTTCTCAATCACTTGGCCAAAATGCCCAGAACCCAATAGTGTTGAGCTCAGCCTCCACCTCCAGGAACTCCTCAAGAGCTGGAAGCCCCAATTTATCAGAGTCGCCAAGGAGTTCCACAAGGACGGTACCGAACACTATCACGCCGCAATCTGTTTATCCAAGCCCCTTTGTACCAGAGATGCCAGATTCTTTGATTGGAGAGGACACCATGCTAACATCCAGCCAACTAGACATGTCCAGTCATGGATCAAATACATTGGAAAGGATGGATGCTTTACTGATTGGGGCAGCATACCCGAGCCCTCCGCCTTCCAGTCCAATGCTCATTTCAGAGCCGGCATGGAGCCCTCCGAGATTATCCGATTTGTTGAGGAATGCAAGTCGAGAGTCGAATTCCTCTGCTGGGCAGCAGTAAACAAATTATCATATGCAAAAGAAATATGGAATGAACTTAAAGGACCCAAGGATTTGAATACAATTAAGGAAGGTGAAATATCAATGGGTAAATTGGATTACAGATTTGAACAATTAGTATTGGAAGTTGCATGGGTGAAAGAAAAATGTCTCATAATAGTGGGGGAATCTGGAATTGGTAAAACAACTTATGCTACTAATATGGTTCCGAAACCAGCACTCTTGATAAGCCATATAGATGATTTAAGAAAGTTTAAACCAGATTATCATTTATCTATTCTCTTTGATGACGTATGTTTTAATCATTACCCGATACAATCACAAATACATCTGGTAGATTACTATCATCCTAGATCTATCCACGTTCGCTATGCAGTCGCTACTATACCTGCAGGAACGTTTAAAATCTTTACGTGCAACGAAAATCCAGTCGATATCTCACATCCTGCAATATCAAGAAGATGTCAGATTCTCAAATGTCATCAAACAGATCTTATACGCTATAACTAATGATTTTAATAAACTTTTATTTCTTTAATCTAAGCCGGAGTGTCATTCACAACACTTGTATATCTAGTGCCTAAACTAGTATTATTCGCATAATGTGTTAAATACATCCCAAATTCACGATTAACTTCATAAGCAATTGAAATGTTTGCAAGAGCATTCACATTAATCATATCTTCAAGCGAAACTAACCCAGATTTACCGAATAAATTAATTTGCTTCTTCAACAAAGGCCCAATACCATACGCCATAGATTTCAAAAACTGTAAAAGTTTTCTAGAACCTCTATGAGTAATTACCTGTTTCTTAATGTCACCAGCTCCGAGCATGATCTTTGAACTTTTTACACAATTCCAAAACATTGTAGGTGGAGGCGGTTCACTCAATCCAGGGATTGTAATCAAATTTGCTGCGCGACATGTTAACACACCACTAGCATCAAGCATACTTTCAATAAGATTCGCATTCGCAACTTTAGATCTAGGACAACCACTTGAAAATTCATAACTACGACCCACCAGAGGATTATTTGAAATATCATCAGCTTCTTCACCACCTGAAGCTGCAACAGTTCTATTCTGAATTTTCAATTCAGATATACTGGATACGTGAACAGTCTCCAATTCCAAATCAACCTCACATGCAAAAGTAAAGATCTCACCTAAACTAGAATAACTCTGACGGTACAAAACAAGACGACTAGGTTGTAAAATATTCAAAGTCTCTCCAGTTCCACTACCAAATTGTCCGTTTGCATAGCCTTCCAAAAAAGCAATAAAATTAGCCCACTCTGGAGTAGTTGCATTCAGTCTAGAACCAACAATTTTATAAATTGTATCAGATGCAATAGTAGTATACGCAGTCGACGTAACTGCACCACTTTCTTTGTCAACACGGAACAATTCAATTCTCCATTTCTGAGTAGATCCAGATGAATCCTGCAACAACGGCTGGTGTATATCTTTAATAATCATACCAGCCTTGAAAAATAACTTTTTCAATAAAACCTGACAAAGAAGTTCAATAGTTTGAATACCAGAATATGCAGAGTGGCCAATATAAATACAATCAGGATCAGCAACTAAACCACTAATTTCCGTAACATGTTTAAAACCATATTTTCTATAAGGATCAGTACGCGGATATAATCCTCTACTAAATCTACCAGCATATTTACCATTAGTAAAATATTTAGTTTTCTTCGTAACCTGTGCTCTTTTCATTCGTTTCACATTTTTTGAACTCTTTTTTGAGGAATTGGAACTGTAACTTTTTGAATAATTAGAAACAGCCCGCCCGACAGCAGCACCAACGCGAGAAGCAGCATTATACACTGTGCGGGCAACTTGCATTTTCCTGTAAAGAGCATTACTGCTGCCTGAAGATGAGGAGGTTCTATAACGTTTTGCAGCACTAGTAGTAGCAATACTTCTTGCCATAAATATTAAATAAAAAATTCGGCCTGCGGCGCTGAGCACAAAATCACTACGTGATTTTGGCTGTTGAATCGTTGATTTTTATACTACGTATTTTTTTTAGTACAGGGGTGGCAGTGGCAGCCATAATGGGGGAGTAATATTATAATTCCCCCATTATTTTTTTTTCGGCTTACAGCCTCTGCTTCGCAGAACAGCTGCGCTGGCTGACGAGCAAGCTCGCCCCCACCCCTCAATCCTAACACTAACCCACGCCGCCTCTGGCGGCTCTAACCCTTACCCATACCCTTGTATAGCGGGTATGGATATTTATTCATAATAGTTGTGTTTAATCTGAATAGTTATCTATTGGTTTTTTTTATTAAAAGTGTCAGGGGTATGATAATTTTTATTTATTAATGTTTAATTCTCTTGAACCACATTTAACTAATGAACAACAACTT